AATAAAATCAAATCAAATGGAAACAATAGAAAAAACACAAAAACTAGAAGAACAAGAATTAAAAAATCTACAAGAACTAAATGCTCGTTATGGCAAAATTAAAATTATAATAGGTGAAATGGAATTAAAAAAAGCCGATGCCATAGAAGAAGTAAAAGAAATTAAGCATTTGTTTGTGATAGAAGAAAAGAAATTAATTGACAAATATGGTGCTGACACTGTGGTCAATCTACAGTCAGGCGAGATAACTAAAAAAGAAAATGGCTAAAATATCGAATCAATCAGCGTATCCTGCAATTACTCCAGTAGCAGGTGATTACTTAGTTCTAACTGACGTTAGCGACAGCAATAAAACAAAGACAGTAACAGTTCAGGCTATTGCTGATTTTGTGGATGGAGAAGTAACACTGCAGGAGGTATTGGATGCTTCAGATGTTGGAGTGTTTCCACCTACAGCTGTGGCAATTGGGAATATAACTTTAACAGGAATTTTCGCATCTCCAGCAGGAGCAGATGTGGATATAAGAACTCTAGGAGCAACTGACGATATATTGCTTGCAGCTGGTATAACCAGTGGAGAAATTAAGTTAAAGGGAGCAAGCATTGATGGTGAAGCTAATGCGATTGCCTTTACAGCGACTGCTAACGACCTGACTATGAGTGCTAATTCAGGAGATATATTACTGAAAGCATCCGATAAAGCAATTATGTCTGGTAGTGGATCATCATATGGAGCACAGCCTGCTGGAACTACGATGCTATATAATCAAAATGATGATATTATAATTAATGCGTCTAATGGTTTAATAACTGTGGGAGGAACTTACCCTAATAGACCTACAGGCGTGGATATTGGACCAATTGATGGAGACATAGATATTTGGGCATTTAGTCCAGGTTCTAAAATAAACCTAACAGGTGCTGGAGGAATTGATTCGTTAAGCGTTCATAACTTTGCTGCTGATAATGGAATAACATTAGGTGGAGTAGCAGGAGCATCTGGCGAAGTCATAGGTTCTGAAGGACCAGGTTCACCTTTGGCGTGGAAAACAATTACAAGTTTATTGACTCTTGCTCAATCAAATGTATTTACAGGAGATGCAGCAAATGTTCCTACTGCCACTGACCTAATGCTTCTTGATCTTACTCCAGCAGTGGGATCTCCAGATATTACTATAGGGAGAAATGTTCCCTCAACTTTAACTTTACAAACAGCACGATATTACGCTGCTGTAACTCATCCTTATGGCGATCTTAACTTGTCTTATGGTCAAGACTCATTAGAAAAAACATTAATAGCCAGCTCATTTAATACTGCCATAGGACTTGGAGCACTGCAAGAAACTCTTACTGGTGGGGAGAACACTGGGGTTGGTTTCCGATCTTTAGCAGGAAATGCGTCAGGTCAATTTAATACTGCTGTAGGTTCTAATTCTTTAGCAGGTGTCGTGATTGATTCGGTAGGAGATAACAATACTGCAATTGGAGACAAAGCCTTGTCTGCAGTAAATAATGTATCAGCAGCTTCTAATACTGCTGTAGGATCATCGGCATTAAGTGGACTTACGAGTTCAATAAACAATACTGTGGTAGGATATAGAGCAGGAAGATCCATTATTACAGGAGAATCAAATGTATGTGTGGGGAGAGAAACACTAGATCTTGGAGCTAATACAGCCAATGCCAACACAATGGTGGGAGATAGAGCAGGAAGAGGAGTGCGAGGAGACGAGAATACTGCGATTGGATTTAATGGATCGCCAACATTAACCACTGGTAATAAAAACGTAACACTGGGAGCTAGTGCAAATGTCCAAACCAATACTACCTCAAATGCTACAGCGTTGGGATATCAAGCTATTGCTGGAGAGCAAGGGACTGCTATAGGTGCTCCTTCAGATGCTGGCGATAAGTGTATAGCTTTAGGCTCAGGTGCAACAGCTGCTGTTACGCCTGCAGGACTCGAAGTTATGAATATATCTCTTTGGGGAAGTTTAACTATAGCAGCAGGTGCTCATATTTTTCCAGATAATAATGCAGCCTTAGCAGCAGGATTAAATCCTGGAGATGTATATTGTGTAGATCCTATTACTATTATGGGAGCAGGTGGAGTACCATTACCAGGTATTGGTGGACCAGGTGGTCCTGCAATATTGGCGATAGTATACGCATAGTAAATTAAATTAAATCTAATGGATGATATTAGAAAAATTTCAGTGGGAGCTGACTACAAGTCTAGTGCGATGCACTACATTGTGGATCAAGAAGTATTAGGTCATCAATATAAAATCCACTGTATAAAGAAAGACGAAAGGAGAAATTCATACAAAGTATTTATTATTAAAAATACTGAAGTATATTTATGGAAAGAGTTTGGCTCAGAAATGCCAGTCTCTATTGAATACAATATAAACTTTTAATATGAAGTCTCCCTTTTATTTTATTGTCAAACCACTAAAGGAGAAGAGGTATGACAATACTGTGGATTATGAGGGAGTAGAGTTTATTACAAGCACCTCACAAGAGAACTTTAAAGCAGCCAATAGAATGGCTACAGTGATTGCCACTCCTCTTAACTATACAGGAGAAATTGCTGTGGGAGACATTTTGGTAGTCCATCATAATGTATTTAAGATATATTATGATATGTATGGAAAGCATAAAAGTGGAAAGAGTTTTTTAAAAGACAACACTTTTTTTATTGATGAAACACAGTTCTATGCCTATAAGCATGATGGAGAATGGAAATGTCATTCCCATAATTGCTTTGTAAAGCCTATTGAGAAAAAAGAATACTTTATTGAGAAGCCTGGAACTGAAGAAGCATTGGTAGGGATAATTAAGTATGGCAATAAAGAACTAGAAAAGCTAGGTGTTCATAATGGAGCAGTCATATGTTTTGAGCCAGAAAGTGAATATGAGTTTCACATTGATGGAGAAAAGTTATATAGAATGTATACTAGAAACATAACAATGACATTATGAATAAATCTAATGAAATCAAATTAAAAATAATAATCTAATGAAATCAAATTAAAAATAATAGAAGCAGGCTATGAAGCAGTTCAACAATTAATAAAAGTTGCTAAAGAAAAGATCATCAAACCAGATCCTGAAGATGAGTTAGCAGCCGATAGATTAAAGAATGCTGCAGCTACAAAAAAGTTAGCTATTCAAGATGCTTTTGAAATATTGAATAGAATAGAGATAGAAAAAGAAAACATTGAATTAGCTGACACTAAACACAAAAACAACATAACTCAGGGGTTTGCAGAAAGACGATCAAAATAAGTTATATAAAACACTAAAAGGGATAATCCCAAAGTCTGTATTGACTGCTAAAAACAAAAAGAAAAGCTGGCAATATGGATATATAGAAAAATATGACTTAGTAAATATTTCTATTAATGGCACGATTGGGGATATCTATCTCATTAATAATCTAAAAATAGCGTTGCCCTCAGCTCCTAAAGAAATTTTCTGCAGGCACAAAGAACGAAAAACTCAATATTGGGAAGCCTTTACATATCCCAAAGATTTAAAAAGAATAAAAAGCATTTTTCAATGGAATGAGATGCCTGGAAGTTTTAAAAACAAATGGGTAGATTATATTGAAGAAGAGTTTGATAGGAGAGAAAATGGGTTCTGGTTTTACAATAATGGCAAACCAACTTACATTACTGGTGCTCATTATATGTATTTGCAATGGACCAAGATTGATGTAGGGATGCCAGATTTTAGAGAAGCCAATAGGCTTTTTTATATTTTCTGGGAAGCCTGTAGAGCTGACAAAAGATCTTTTGGAATGTGTTATCTCAAGATCAGGCGTTCAGGATTTTCTTTTATGGGATCATCAGAGTCAGTAAATACAGGGACATTAGCTAAAGACTCACGAGTGGGTGTATTGTCCAAGACAGGAGCAGATGCTAAAAAAATGTTTACCGATAAAGTTGTTCCTATCTCCAACAACTATCCTTTCTTTTTTAAGCCTGTGCAAGATGGCATGGATAAGCCAAAAACTGAATTAGCCTATAGAGTTCCTGCCAGCAAGATTACAAAAAAGAATATGTATGAAATTGCTGCCACCGAAGTAGATGGATTAGATACCACTATTGATTGGAAGAACACTGCTGACAATAGCTACGATGGGGAGAAACTTCTTTTATTAATACATGACGAGAGTGGTAAATGGTCTAGACCAGACAATATCTTAAACAATTGGCGAGTCACTAAAACTTGTTTGCGTTTAGGGAGCAAAGTGATTGGTAAGTGCATGATGGGATCAACTTGTAATGCCTTAGACAAAGGGGGATCAAACTTTAAAAAGCTATATGTAGACTCTAGTCTAGATACAAGAAACGCTAATGGACAAACAAAAAGTGGACTTTATAATTTATTTATCCCTATGGAGTGGAACATGGAGGGGTTTATTGATATATATGGAATGCCTGTCTTTGAGAATCCAGAGACAGCGATATTGGGAGTAGATGGAGAATATATTTATCAAGGAGCAATAGACTATTGGTCATTAAAACGAGATTCAGATGCTTTAAATGAATTTTATAGACAGTTTCCACGAACAGAGTCTCATGCTTTTAGGGATGAAAGCAAGTCCTCTTTATTTAATCTTACTAAGATATATCAGCAAATAGATTATAATGACACCTTAATACCAGAACATTTTTTAACGAGAGGAAAGTTCTATTGGCAAGATGGAGTTAAAGACACTAAAGTGATATGGACTCCAGATCCTAAAGGCAGGTTTCTTATCTCATGGCTGCCACCACATTATATACAAAATAAGATTACTGAACGCAATGGAAAATATTATCCTGGCAATGAGCATCTAGGATCGTTTGGATGTGATAGCTATGATATTTCTGGAACTGTAGGAGGAGGGGGTTCTAATGGAGCATTGCATGGGATGACTAAGTTTTCA